ATCAAGGTGCGCAATGGTACAGGCCAAGGTGCACACAACAGCAGGTATAGTTTCTTAGCCAGACACTTGCCATCGGGTCTGAACTTCATAATCCGTAATGGCAAACACTTTGTGGCCTTTACTCATGGTACAGAATACTTTCTCGCTAAGAGTAACACAGTGGCTAGTTTTGATCTGCCAAGAGACGGGCAACGGCACGAGTGGAATAAACACTTCACCACACGCGACGATGGTGTGGCCCTGACGTTCCGTATTGATAACGGTGTAATATCTTTTGTGGATGGTGGTAAGCCGCTTCCTATTCCGCCCAAGGTTCGGGTCGATAAGGTGGCCAAGGCTAAGATGAAAGACGCTATCGCTGAGTTCCGCGATTGGGCGTTTGCCATGTATCCGCTGTTACCAACACGAGACCATGACTATCACACCGAGCGCGTAAACGAGGTACGTACGGCTATGTCGGCAGGGTATTCGTATGGTTGGGGTCTGTTGGGTATGTTCGAGGCCAACCCAGATATAACAAAAAAGATAATTCGTGACCCTGACCACGAGTTACGTCTGCACCTGATGTATGGGTTGATGGGTGAAACAGATTATCACTTAGCCCACACGTTCGACACGCCAGAAGAACACGACAAGAGGGTCAAGGCACAGTTCAATCGTCACATAAACAAAATATGTGACTTCAACAAAAAGACGAAAGGTTAATATAATGGGTATAAACCATACAACATTGGCACAAGCCAAAGAACACTACGAACTTCATAAAGAAAGGTTCGATAAGTTGGATAGTAGGCTCGGTGATGATTACTACAAAGAGGCAAACAGCAGGTACACCGCGTTACGAGACTTTGCCAGTGTGGTGAGAAAGGAGATGCGCGTCCATACAATACCGCGCACCGACAACACTATGCACATATACCGCAAAGGTGAACTTATGGTTATGGGGTACATTGGGTACGGCGACTTTGCCACCAGTGTGCATGGTGACGATAAGTATATTGTCTGTGCACGGGGCGTACAAAACATGAAGTATTGTGATAGTGGCGATCAACACAACATGCGTATGTCAGTCAACATGGATACCGCCGTCAAACACGTTAAGAGATCACTTCAAAGTTACTCTATACAGGAGTGCGCAAAAGCGTTGGTTGGTGGTGTGAAGAACAGTGTGCAACATGTGCTACACGACAAGAAAAAACAGTGTGATGATGCAGTTGCCGCGGTGGGTTTGGACACATCGCCGTATGGTGATGCCAAGAAAGCCTCGCAAAGATTGATGGCTGAGATACGGAGCATGGTACAGGCAGGGCATACGTTCAATGACAAGGAGCTAGATGCGGACATACGTGCCATGTTTACTTTGACCGAAGATCGTAAACTGTTCAGTGAGGTTGTGCCTATGAATTTTGTACACGTCAATGAACGCTACGGACAACAGGTGGTAAACTGTGCGCGTATCAAAGATGTAACCAACTACTTGTGCGAGATAGATACTGTGCAGACATTCGCAATGGACAAAGTACCAGAAGACGTGGAGCATAAGTGTGCGGCCTTGAGTATATGTGAAGATGGTCACTTTGTTGAAGGTGTTGGTCACCGCGTAAATGACCACACGTTTTACCTCTACGTGTAAGGTGTTATAACATGGGTACAACGTCTGGTATTACTTACCGCGTAAACGTAGCTTACGATACTAAACAAGTTACGATAACAAGCATTGGCATGAACTGTGTTGACAAAGAGATAGATGGTGATTATGCTTCTGTGGACGAACTTCCAATGTGGATGCAAGACAGGTTAGCTGTACTGTCCCTGTTGGAAGTACCACCACCGCCTAACGATGTAGATGGTGTTGGGTGTAGGATCGGCCCATATTTGTTTTGGGTCTACAATTAGGGAAATCCCTAAATGGCGAGGGGTCACGGCTCCTCGCTTCTGGGGTACTGGTATCATAGGGGGTCACGTTGGCTAAATGGAGTTTAGATAAATTGGACGAAGGTAAATACGCAAAGCTACAAAGCAAGGTTGCCGTACAACGCAACGAGATTGCTAGGCTTACTCAAGTTGTGGATAAGCTAATGGCTCAACGCGAACAACTAACCAAAGATTTACAATGGATGCGTGGAGAGAAAAATGACACCCGAAGCGAAAGTTAAAAAGAAAGTAGTGGCGCAACTAAAAGAACTTGGCGCGTACTACTTCTACCCTGTTACAGGTGGCTACGGACAAAGTGGAGTGCCTGACATCGTGGGTTGCTACAAGGGTTTCTTCTTTGGAATAGAGTGTAAGGCAGGGAAGAACAAACCCACACCCTTGCAAGACAAAAACCTAAAACAAATTCGAGCCGCAGGTGGTCTGGACTTAGTTGTGAACGAAGACAACATGCTAGGTGTTACCGATGATCTGAAGGCATGGTCTGTTATAGTTAACTCTTAACCCAAGCTATGAGTGGGTTGCGGTTTTATTATTTGTCCCGCGAAAACCATAGCAGTGTAGGCAATGCTCTCCATGATACTTTTTATGGCGTTGTGACTGCACCGAAGAAACCGCGATATGGTTAGTCCCTGTGTTAGCTCTCAGGGCATCACTTTAACAATGGAGGCAGGCATGGATGATAATAAATTAACCCCGTTCCAAGAGAACGAACTAAAATGGTTGCGGCGACAAGTCGATAACTTGCAGGACGAAGAAAATCGAAAAGATGCACGTCCTAATGTAAAGCGTGATCTGTGGGTAGCACGGGAACACCTTGATGTGTTTGTTCGTGGTCTGAGACGTGCAGGTAAGAACATATGAACGAGCTTGAACGTGTAAAGTATGAAGACTTGTATAGGCAAGCATGGGAAGCACAAAACAAAAAAGATATAGCCGCGAACCCACGCCTGTCTTTGCGTAACAAAGCTATACGCAATGGTAACAATAACAAAGTAAATGGGCATCTGGGTGGTAGACCCAAAAAGGAGGCTAACAAGTTACCCCTAACTAAAGAAGCGGAAATGGTTAACAGAATGTTGCAACGTGGCATGACCTTAAAAGCCGCCGCAGAAATAATCGGAATGAGTCCACGTTGGGCTTCCGACATAAAAAGAAAATACGATTTGCCAAGATAGGAGAACGGCATGGTTAAGAAGAGTAAAGCGGATAAAGTGTGGGCGTATAAAATTAGGCATCCGCAGTCTACTACGAGCGAGATCGCCAAGGCTACCAAAACGTCTTATGGATATGTGTATAAACTTATGCAGAAGATCGGCACACCGAAAGAAGTGTTCGAGAAGGAAGCGCGCAGGACTACACGCGGTGCTGTGTTAGACACAGCCAAGAGTTATGTGACCAAAGATCGTGCGGCTGACCACGGCAATATGGAAGATAACTTCACCACCATCGGAGACTACTGGTCTGTGCATCTAGGCATAAACGTAAGTGCTACTGACGTAGCTGTTATGATGAACCTGTTGAAGGTTGCACGTATCAAGTCAAACGCAACGCACCCTGACAACTGGATCGACGCCTGTGGGTACATGGCATGTGGTGGCGAGATAGCGAGTAAAGGCTAATGGAGCTTATAACATTAGACTTTGAGACGTATTACGACAGGGACTATTCTCTGCGTAAGATAACAACAGAAGCCTACGTCCGTGATCCTCGTTTTGAGGTGATCGGCGTGGGTGTAAAACTTAACAATCAACAAACGGAGTGGGCAAGTGGAACGCATGAACAGATTAAACAATACCTCAAGGGCTTCCCTTGGGAAAAAGCTATGTTACTTTGCCATAATACTATGTTTGATGGTGCCATTCTTAATTGGCGTTTTGATATTCGTCCTCGGATGTATACCGATACTTTGTGTATCGCCCGTGCTCTACATGGGACTGAAGCTCGCGCAAGTCTCTCTGCGGTTTCTGAGAGATATGGTGTCGGCGCTAAAGGGCACGAGGTACTCAACGCAATCGGTAAACGGCGTGGAGATTTTGAACCCGAAGACTTAGGTAAGTACGGGGACTATTGCGTCAATGACGTAGACCTCACCTACAAACTGTTTAGCATAATGGTCAAACGTTTCCCGCGGGAAGAGTTACGTCTTATAGACGCTACGTTGCGTATGTTTACTGAGCCTACGCTGACATTGGATCGTGACCTGTTGAACTCTCACTTGCAGGACGTAAAAGCACGTAAGGAAAAACTGTTAGCTGATGCAGGTATAGAAGATAAGAAAGACCTGATGTCCAACCCCAAGTTTGCGGAGTTGTTGAAAGGGTTTGGGGTGAAGCCACCCATGAAAACAAGCCTGACTACAGGCAAAGAAACATTCGCATTTGCAAAGAGCGATGAAGATTTCAAAGCGTTAGCTGACCACACAGATGATAGGGTACAAGCCTTAGTAGCCGCACGGCTCGGCACGAAGTCTACGTTGGAAGAAACGCGGACACAGAGATTTATAGACATATCGGACCGTGGCCTTCTGCCCGTCCCTGTAAGATATTATGCGGCGCACACTGGGCGTTGGGGCGGTGATGATAAGATCAATCTACAGAACCTACCTAGCCGTGGGCCAAATGGTAAGAAGTTAAAGGGTAGCATAACAGCACCCGAAGGACATTCATTGATCGACTGTGATAGTTCGCAGATCGAGGCGCGTGTATTGGCGTGGCTTGCAGGGCAAGATGATTTGACCAAGCAGTTCGCGGATGGCGAGGACGTATATAAATACATGGCGTCTAGTATATATAACGTGCCAGTAGACGGGGTAAGCAAAGATCAGAGGTTTGTGGGTAAGACCACAATTCTTGGTGCAGGGTACGGCATGGGCGCACCGAAGTTCCAAGCACAGTTGCAGGGTATGGGTGTGTATATAGAGTTGGACGAAGCTCGGCGCATTATACAAGTGTACCGCGATGCCAATGGCGCGATCAGTCAACTATGGCGCGATGCGAACAACACCGTACAGTATATGCAACGCGGCGACAGCTTACAGTTTGGTAAAGAAGGTGTGTTAAAAGTGGACGCACCTACCAGCTCAATAGTCTTACCTTCTGGCCTACCTATGTTCTATCATGGCTTGGCGGCTGAACGTGGGGAGCGCGGGTACGAGTACACATACAAAACCCGAAAAGGCCCGAACCGTATATACGGCGGCAAGGTAGTGGAGAATGTGTGTCAAGCTATTGCACGTTGTATCATAGGTCACCAAATGTTACTTATTGCCAAGAGATACAAAGTTGTGCTAACAGTACATGATAGCGTTGTGGCCTGTGTTACTGACGAAGAGT